TCATTGTAAGTCTCCTCTCGGTCTTCTCCGAATACAGATACCCAGCAGTCTGGATGCATCCCGCTGATTATCTGCTCCCGAAGGGGCACTGTCAAGGATTTGAATGCGTTTTGTACATACTCACCGCGGAGATAGGTGAACAACTCGTTTTCCTCCACCATAATTGTGCCAGTCTTGTAGCAGACTGGACACCTGCGGGTTGCGAATGCTGTCATCATCGGCGTGCTGCCCTTTCTGTTTTTAATAGTCTTACTGCATCACGGTATTTCTGCTCCCAAAAATAAGATGAGCGGAACAGAACTATCATCATAATCAACTGACTAACTAGTGCTATACATACTGCTATCAGTGTGCCTGTATCTAGATACATCTGTATAACTCGGTAACGATTTGGTTATCGTACCACTTGGTTTGACCCTTATCTTCACGGACTGTTGTGGTCATATAGCCTGTGAGATTGGCGAAGAACTCAGTCTTGTCAGAGATGAGTGAGCGAATCTGTGCTACTAGCGTAGGGTCGGTGACGGTGATTTGGCGTGAAGCGATGAACTTGGCACGCATCTGACCATCTGGTGTGTATTCAGTTTGACGGGACTGAACGATTGCTTTGACGACGTTGCCGTAATCTTTGACTGACTTGACAAGTGCGTTGTTGAACTTGAACTGATTTACTGTATTCATTGCTTAGTCTCCTTTAGACTTTCTGTCGGGGTATCCCCCGTCACTCGGACGGGGGTACCGCGTTGGTTGGGTTAGTAGCAGACTGGACAGTCTTGCTGGTGTTTGTTGTAGATTAGGTTGCAGGAACCGCATACGACTTCGTTTGCGGTGACTGTGACGGAGGTTTCTAGGTCATACAGCCTGTCAACTAGCATAGCGGTTGGTTCAAGCAGTTCTCCGTCTCGTTCGGTCCAGTCGTGACCTGATGGGAGGTCACGTAGGACTGACATAGGATTGAACTCAGAGACTGCGCCGCCATTGGCTACAGTCCGCTTTCGGACACCGTAGCCAATCACTACATAGTCATCTGACTCGTCAACTATCTGGTGGGCATTGAAGGAATCACGGGCATCCTTCTGCTCCTGACAGTCTGGACATAGTTCGGTTAGCGCTTGGCATCCGTAGCACATAGTTTGGATTGTGATGCCGTTGTCTGTTGTATTCATCTTTACCTTTCTGTTTTCGGTCCTTGTGACGCAAAAACAAGTCACTAATATCGGCAGGCGAGACAGCGGCGCTTGCGCCGACCTGTCATCACGAGTGTGCTTTGAAGCCGTCCATCTTTTGACTTTAGGCAAAAGATACAAAGGCTTCAGCGAGTGATTGAGCCGTTGAGCCGAAGAACCACGCGACTAGAGAAGCGCCCAACTATTTTGTCAAATACGGAGCCCAGTTATTTTTTGCCTGCAAAAAATCGCTGGCTGCGACTCATTTGACAAAACGGCGATGCCGATACACTTAGATGGCGTCCCCCAGTGAGAGAACACGGAGACGGTGTGGCGCCGAACATAGACCTTGAAGCCATAAGCAAAAGGTCTATGGAGGCAGACAACGGGACGGGCGTGGCTCTGACACGCCGTGCCCGTGGACTCCGTTGACTGTGTGAACGAACGGTCGGAGGCAGAGATTCAGCCAGAGGGCGCGGCGCTCCCGCGACGCGGTGGGGATGGCGCAGTTAGCATTGGCTTTTAGATTTCAGTTTATTAGCCAGTGTACAGGATATATTTATAACAGTACTGGCGCGACTGACTAGGAGCGGAGATAGTCTACAGACCAGAACGCCCTGCTACAGAACAGAGCAGGACTGGTCTGTGTCTGTGCTGAGTCTATGCAGACCCCAGACTTATTAAAGTCGGGTTAGACACAGTAGAGTATCTACCAAAAAGATTTTCCCGTACAGAGATAGCCCCCTGCACTGTCCTATTTTGTCCGTATTTTATGTGAGTTGTATAACAGTTTTGTTATAAACCGTTCGGAATGGCTGTTTGAACGGATTAATACTATATAGGGGCACAAAGTGCCCACTGATAGTAGCAAGCCTTTAGGGCTTGCGTTACAGACTGTATCTACTGTCTGTTTCTAACTGTCTGTATAACTATCAGTATAGTATGTAGATGGGACAGTTCTGTGACTTTTCAGAAGGGTAAAGCCAACCCCAGGGCAGAGGCTATGGCTGGAGCAAAGGCTAAAGTAATAGCCCTTGTATCTGAAGGTTGGGCTCCCCACAAAGCAATGGCTGAGGTGGGCAAGCAACCCGACACTATCCGAATCTGGATGATGCGGGATAAGAAGTTTGCCGCTGACCTAGCCCAGGCAAAGGAAGACGCTAAAGAGCGTTCCCTGACAGCCCTTGGCATAGCCCGTGAGGATATAAGTTTTCCACAGTTCTCTGAAATGTTCTTAGAGCAGAAGGTCTTCCCCCACCATCAGGATTGGATTGACCTACTTGAGGGACAGGAGCCTAGTTGGCTCCACCAAAATATGATTTATGAGAAGGGCGACCCTAACCGCCTTCTTGTAAATGTGCCGCCTGAGCACGCTAAGTCCACCGTTATTACGGTGAACTACTCTACCTACCGCATCGCACTAAATCCCAATGTCAGAATCATCGTAGTTTCTAAGACGTTGGTCAAAGCACGTGAGTTCGTGTATGCCATTAAACAAAGGTTAAGCCACCCGCGCTGGTTGAAGTTGCAAACAACATTTGGACCAGAAGGGGGATGGAAAGAAGATTCCGATACCTGGCGTGTTGACACCGTCTATTTGGGAAGCGATGCCCGTAATTCATCTGAGAAGGACCCGACTATTCAGGCTCTCGGTATGGGGGGTCAAATCTACGGTGCCCGTGCCGACCTCATCATTCTGGATGACTGCATTACCACTGCCAATGCTCACGAGTATGAAAAGCAGATTAACTGGCTACAAAAAGAAGTTATCACCCGTTTGGGTAAGAACGGCAAACTATTAGTAGTGGGGACAAGAATTGCGCCGACAGACTTTTACAAAGAACTCCGTGACCCGAAACATTGGTCGGGCGGTAAAAGCCCGTTCACTTACATGGGTATGCCTGCCGTGCTGGCATATGCGGATAACCCAAAAGACTGGGAAACTCTCTGGGCTAAATCGGACGTTCCGTGGGATGGCGATGATGAGACACCTGACGAGCAAGGGCTCTACCCGAAATGGGACGGTCCAACACTCGCCCGACGTAGGGGAGAGGTAACTCCATCTACGTGGGCGCTGGTCTACCAGCAAGAAGATGTTAACGAAGATTCTATCTTTCCAGCCGAACTGGTTCAAGGTTCGCTCAATGGAATGCGTAAGCGTGGTCCGCTAAGACCTGGCGCTGCAGGACATCCAACGCAGGTTGAAGGTTATACCGTTGTAGGTTTTGACCCTGCTATGGCTGGCAACGCTGCTTTTGTTGCGATGACCTACAACAGACACGACGGAAAGATTTACATACTTGACTGCCTAAATATGGCAGAACCGACACCACAGAAGATTAGGCAAGCGATTGAAGACTTTGTTCAAAGGTTTAAGCCGCAGGAACTCCGCGTTGAAATCAACGCCCACCAAAAAGCCTATGCCCTTGACTCCGACTTACAGCAATGGCTGGCATCTTATGGTGTTCGCCTCAATGCTCACTTCACTGGAAAAAACAAATGGGACACCAACTTCGGAGTCGCAGGAATGTCTACGCTCTTTGGAACTGTCACCAATGGTAAGCACCAAAAGAACAACATCATTGAACTGCCTAGCACTGAAGGTTCTGAAGGACTTAAGGCTTTAGTTCAACAACTTATTACGTGGAAGCCTAATACCAGAGGCAAGACCGACTGCGTGATGGCTATGTGGTTTGGTGTTTTACGCTGTCGTGAATTTATGCAGCAAAACTCTTATGTGCAAAGGTATGCTCACAATCGTTGGGCTACTAGGGCACAGGCACAAAAACGTTATTCAGTAAATCTAGACGAAGCCATTGCAGACCAATGGCAACAGACATACGGATAGGAACTAAATGTTATCTATTGAGCAAATCTCAGCCCGCGTAGAGAACCTACGTGAGCGTTCTGCTGAGCGTGATGCACGCCAACAAGACGTGCTTGCTGTCCGTAAAGGTCAGATTGCTAGCGTATATCCTGATTTCTTTCCTGAAGGTGTAGATGCAAATGTCGTTGCAAATTTTATTGACATTGTTGCACGTGACTTGTCAGAGGTTATGGCGCCTCTACCGTCGGTCAACTGTTCGGCAGCGAATCAGGCTAATGACCGCGCTCGTAAGTTTGCTGACACCCGCACTCGTATTGCTACTAATTATTTTGCTCATTCGGACCTTCAGGTCCAGATGTATACAGGCGCAGACCTATACATCACATTCGGTTTCGTTCCATTCATAATTGAGTTGGACGAAGAAGCAGGGCTGCCGCGTATCCGCATAGAAAACCCAGTGGGCGCTTACCCAGAGTTTGACCGCTATGGTCGCTGCATTGCCTTTGCAAAACGCTACTATATGGCTACTGGAGAACTTGCTTCGCAGTTCCCTGAGTATGCAAATATCTTGCTTGGCAGAGAAATGTACAAGTCAGATATGAACTCACAGTTAGAGGTTGTTCGTTATTATGACGACCAGCAATCTATTCTGTATGTACCAGAACGCAATAACCTAGTACTGTCACAGGCTAAAAATCCTATTGGCAAGATGATGGTTGTAGTAGCACGCCGTCCGTCAGTTGACGGCGAGATGCGGGGACAGTTTGATGACGTACTCGGTATTCAGTTGCTTCGCAATAGGTTCGCATTACTTGCGATGGAAGCAGCGGAAAAATCCGTTCAGTCTCCGATTGTTCTTCCATCAGATGTTAATGAACTGGAGATGGGTGGCGATGCAGTTATTCGCACCGCTAACCCTGCTGGTGTACGCCGTGTTGATTTAAATATTCCACCTGGAGCATTTACAGAACAACAGATACTTCAGCAAGAACTACGTACTGGAACACGTTATCCAGAGGGACGTACAGGAAACATTGATGCCAGCATTATCACGGGACAAGGTGTGCAGGCACTTATGGGAGGCTTTGACACACAGGTTAAGTCTGCTCAGGCTATCTTTGCTTCATCACTACGTGATGTTATTTCTGTTTGCTTTGAAGTAGATGAGAAGTTTTTTGATTATGAAAAGACTATCCGTGGCGTAGATGCT